ACATTTCCTTGGTGGAGCACGGTAAGAAAAACCCCCGCATTGGTAACGCGATCCGTATTGCAAAAGCGTTGAATATCAATGTGGGGGAACTTTCCAAAATCGACGAGCGGTTCAAAAAATCGGGCGTTGTGAAAAAGCTGTATGGGTAGATTCGTTTCCGAGAAGGACTTGCCCCCGCCCCCGGTCGGGGTGAGCGCGAAGCATTGGAAAGAACGCCAAGCGATCCTCCACGCGCAGGGTGTGCCCTACGATATGATTTTTCGGATTAAATCGTTGAGACAGATGAACCTGCATATTTGGTTGATTTGTATTATGGGACACCCATATAAATGGGTTTTTGATAACGAACATATTTTGATCGACAAGAATTTTAAACGTGCCCCCGGGCAAGCATAAGGAGACAACATGCCATTGAAAAAAGGTTCCTCGAAAAAGACCATCAGCAAAAACATCGCCACGGAAGTACGAGCCGGCAAACCTCAAAAGCAGGCCGTAGCTATTGCTTATTCCGTAGCCCGCAAGAGCAAAAAGAAGTAGCCCATGGCCCATAAGCTCATCTTCGGCGAAGTAAAACATATTACCGATAGGGCCGTTCTCTTTGCCGTGGATGAGAATGGGGAATCTCGGGAACATTGGATTCCCAAGTCTCAAATTGACGAAGGCGACGACGTAACTATCGGCGCTGGAGAATTGTACGTAACGGTTTGGTTCGCGGAGAAAATGGATCAATGAGCTCAGCACGCAATAAAACATTTAAATCGTCTCGTAAACGTATGGCCGACCGGAACACCTGGAACCAGAGTAATACCCGCGCGAAGCCAAATAAGGGAATCCGGGCTTTGGGCGGCGCTCGCGCTAAGCAAGTCTCCACCGGCACGGAAAAACGTACCGGCGGGCGCGGTGAGTAGTTCGGTTTCACTCGACTTTGAGACTCGCTCCGCTGCTGATCTTCGCAAAGTCGGCCTGCATGTCTACGCCGCCGATACGACCACGAGCGTTCTTTGCGCGGCCTATGCTTTTGGTGACGAGGAAGAGATTTACCTTTGGCATCCGGGGATGCACCCGCCGGCGAGGCTGCTAGAACACGCGCGCGTCGGCGGTGAAATAAGGGCTTGGAACGCAGCCTTTGAGCGTCAAATTTGGAATGAAGTTTGTTTTCATTTGGGGTGGGGGCGGCTGACGCGGGAGCAAATGACCTGCACCATGGTTCAAAGCTATGCCATGGGCCTTCCCGGCTCCCTCGAGGCCGGTGCCGCGGCGCTCGGTATTACCGAGCAGAAGGACATGGCCGGCGGGCGTTTGATGATTCAAATGTCGAAGCCCAAGACCGAATACCCCCTTACCTGGTGGGACCGCCCTGACCAGCTCGAGCGCCTCTACGAATATTGCCGCCAGGACGTACGGGTGGAAAGGGCCGCCAGCAAGCGACTATTGGCGCTCTCGCCGTACGAGAGGAAGGTTTGGGCACTCGACCAGAAAATCAACGATCGCGGCATCACCGTGGACGTGGAAGCGGTAACGAAGGCCATAGCGCTCGTGGACGCGGAGAAAGCCCGGCTCGACACCGAGATGCGGGCCATTACCGGAAACCGCGTAGCCGCGTGCTCCGCGGTGCAACAAATTAAAGATTTTCTCGAATTTTACGGAGTGACGGGTGATGGGTTGGATAAAACGACGGTTGCCGGGCATTTGTCAATGGATCTTGACCCGGTTGCCCGCCGAGTGCTCGAGCTCCGCGCTGAAGCCGGTAAGGCGGCAACCTCAAAGTTCGGCCCAATGGTCGCGGGTGCGGGCACGGATAATCGCGTGCGGGGGTGCTTCCAGTACAGCGGGGCCAACACGCGCCGGTTCGCGGGTCGCCGGATCCAACTTCACAACTTAAAGCGGCCGACAATTAAGCACCATGTGGTTGAGGCCATTATCAACGATATCGCCGCGGGCGCATCCGCCGCCGAGATTGATATGTGTTACGGGCCCCCAATGGGTTTGTTAGGGGATTGCACCCGCAGTTTCCTTACCGCGGCCCCCGGGCACGAGCTCATGGTAGCCGATTTTTCCGCCATCGAGGCCCGCGTTTTGGCGTGGCTCGCGGGCCAAGAGGATGTTCTCGATGTGTTCCGAAGTGGAAAAGATATTTATAAGGTCGCTGCAAGCGCGATCTTTGGTGTCGCAGAGAATACAGTTACCGACGATCAACGTCAGGTTGGCAAGGTCGCAATCCTTGCTCTTGGCTATGGCGGTGGAGTTGGGGCTTTCCAAACGATGGCAAAAGGATACGGCGTCCGAATGGAGCCGGCCTTCCATAACCTTTGGTTACGCGCCAATCCCGAGCAGCGTATGCGCGCCGAAGCCACTTATGCGTCGGCCCTCGAGAAAGCGCGCAAGGCCGGGAGCGAGCTTGAAATATCCCGCGAAGAATTTCTCGCGTCCGATATCACCAAAATTTTCTGGCGCGAGGCTAATCCCAGGATCGTCAATTATTGGTCAGAGCTCGAAATAGCCGCACTCAATGCGACCATGCACCCCGGGCAGTTCTTCGGTAACGGCAATGTGCGATTCAAGAAAGCAGGGTCTTTCCTTTGGTGCCAGCTACCTGGTGGCGGGGTTATCTGCTACCCATACCCGGAAGTGAAAGAAGTCAAGACGCCATGGGGCAAGCCGAAGCAAGGTTTTACCTATATGGCCGAGGACGGAACGAGCCGTAAATGGATGCGTTTCACTACCTATGGGGGGTCTTTAGCTGAGAATATCACACAGGCAGTATCTCGGGACTTACTCGTTGATGCGATGCTACGATTGGACAAGGTCGGTTTTTCTATCGTGGCGCACGTGCACGATGAGATAATTTGCGAAATGCCAATTGGTGTGGCAGCCTTGCAAAACATGATCGCGGTGATGACCGAGAATCCAGCGTGGGCCAAATCCCTCCCGCTCAAGGCTTCCGGATACGTGTCCCGCAGATATCGTAAGTAGGGGGCGAAGGAATGTCGGCGATTCTCGATTGTGCGCTAGAACTAGCGCAGCAAAAAGTGCGTTTCTTTCAGGTACGCCCCGACTCTAAACTTCCCGCCGTTGCGGATTTCTCCACCAAAGCCACCTCCGATCCCGAAAAACTTTACGAATACTTTGGGCACTCAAGCTTCAATAGCGGTATCGCTTGCGGAAAAGTTTCCGAGGGCGTTTACCTTGTTGGATTCGATATCGACAACAAAGACGGAAGGAACGGATATGAAACACTCGAGCTCTTGGCGGAACTGGGCGAAGAATTTCCCGAAACTTGGTCGCAGAAAACCCCAAGCGGCGGAGAGCATCGACTTTTCTGGTCGCCAGTTCCCATCCGTCAAGGGGCGAATGTACTCGGCGCAGGAATTGACCTACGTGGTGAAGGTGGGTATTTGGTTGGTCCGGGTTCTACTATTGGTGGAGTGCCTTATAGTGTGCTACGCCATCTTCCGATTGCTGTGTTTCCTGCTTGGGCGATAGCGAAGTGGGAGAAAAAGGCCACCGTTCACGCGCTTCCGAAATCCGCGGGCAAACCCGTTGCAAATCAAATCCTCGCGCTCAGCCAATCGGTAGCGTATCTGAAATCGCTCGAGCCCGTAACGGAGGGCGGCCGGAACGACGCTTGTTATAAAGCTGTTACCCAAATGCGCGATTTTGGACTTGACCAGAGCCAAATGCTCGACATGTTGGTCGCGCATTGGAAGTGCGAACCGCTTCTTTCGGATGATGAAATGCTGGCCGTGATCGCCGGGGCCTTCAAGTATCCTAAAACGCCCGCCGGTATTGCCGCTCCTGAAAACCTTTTTCCCGTAGTTGAAGACCCCATCGAGAAAGATCCGCTCGATCTTATAAATGAAAATCATTTTTATTGCGCTTCGAATGGTATTTCACGGGTGTATTGGGAAACCGAACGCCGCGGTAAATTTTATCTTGAGCCCTTCCCGGTTTATGTTTTCCATGAAAACCACGGCGCGGAAACCATGTTGCACCGGGGGAAAGAGGCTCCCGTTACTCAAGTGTGGATGAAATCTAAAAAGCGCCGTAGCTACGATCGATTGCGTTTTGATCCGGGGAATGGCACCGCACCAAACGAATACAACACTTGGAAAGGCTTCGCCGTGAAGCCCAATACCGGCCCCATTGATCCGCGGGGAGAAAAAGCAGTAGAATTATTTTTCGAGCACTGCGAGAAGAATGTCTGCCGAAAGGACAAGGCCCTTTTCACCTGGCTTGTTACTTTCATGGCCCATATTTTCCAGCGCCCGGAAGATAAACCCGAGGTTTCCCTGGTGTTCCAAGGGCTCAAGGGCACAGGAAAAACTATTGTGTCCATGATCCTTGACCACCTTATCGGGGACAATTCGGTGATCGTGGCCGACAAAGCCCATGTCCTAGGCCACTTCAACGCCATGATGGAAGACAAAATTCTCGTCACCATGGACGAGGCCTTCTGGTCCGGAGATAAGCAAATCGAAGGCGTGCTGAAAGACCTGATTACGGGTCGAACACGAATCATCACCAATAAGGGCGTGGATTCACGGGCCGCGGAAGTTTTTGACCGCATCATAATCATCGGCAACGAAAAATGGGCTATTCCTGCATCCTTCGATGAGCGCCGTTTTGCCGTGTTCAAGATGGGCGAAGACCGCCGCCAAGATCGCGCTTTCTTTGGTGCCATGAAAGACGGGCTTTTTAAACATGGCGGCGCCGGCCGACTTATGGCCCGGTTCATGGCGTGGGATTTGTCCTCGGCGGATATATTTACCGCCCCACAAACCCGCGGCCTAGAAGAACAAAAGCTTCTTTCTATGGGCACCTTTGAACAATGGTGGTTCCAATGCCTGCAAGAGGGCCGGATATTAGGTCATGGGCTCGATGAATGGCTTCCGTATCTTTCCTGCCGTGATTTCTACGATGCTTTTGTTCGCCAAATGGATGCAGATAATAATCGATTTGCTAAGCCCACCCGAATCGGAGCCGGCATGATATTCAAGCACCTATCGCCGCTAGCCGGAGGAAGTAAACGCCGCGATGGCAAGCGAGTGTATGAATTTCCGCCACTTGACATATTGCGTGCAGAATGGGACGAACAAACCGAATTTAAAAATGATTGGAACTAGAGTTGCTCCGCACGTAGTTCTAATCCTAGCGCTTTGGCGCGAGCTCGCGCCCGCTTGGCCACCCTTACCAGTCGATCATAATTGGCGCTTACCTTGGCCATTTGCGCGCTTTGAGCGGCGGTGCAGGAGGCTACCGTGCAGAGCTTTTCGATTTCCGCTTTGAGCTGGCTGACGAAGCATGACGTGGTTTCCATGACGACGCAACCTTGGTCTTCCCACGCTTGTTGGGTCGCTTCCCATTGGTCGGCATCGAGATCGGCGGGAGCGTGATTAAGGAACTGGTCGCAGGCAGCCCCAGCCGAACCGCGGCATTGCCCCGGCAAAGTGGGAATGGGGGAACAGAGCGGGCCGTCATGGATTTGCGCGGCACAGGAGCTAAGAAGTAGTAGCGCCGCCATCGTCATTGGCAACGGCCGAAACGGCATGATCATAGGTAATCCTCGCCGCGGCAATTGCCGCTTGGTTGCCGCTTTGAAGCGCCCGCATATATGCGGCGCGGGCGGCAACGACGTTTATATTTTCGGTTGTGGTCTGGAGATCGTAGATAATGAAATCGGCGCCGGTTTCAAGATAGACTGTGATCTTGTTTTCGATGATCGTTTCGATTTCATCAATGAGTTGCTTTACTACCGGAAGGCCAAGAGTGGGAACGGCGGCGATGATCGCAGCTTGAATCTCGGGCTCGAGAGCCGTTTCAATGCCCTTAATAATGGCGTTCGCCGCCTGTGCCGCCGAATTTGTCGGCAGAGCAGGCGGCGAAGTGGAAGGGGTCACGCCAGGAGCGCCGCGATTTTAGCGTCAACCATGGCTTCCACTTGGGGGTAGAAACCGCCGACTACGCTTTGAATCATGGGGCCGTAAACGCCGATTTTGGATACTTCGGCGGCTACGATAGCAGGAATTTCTTTATCGATAATGTCCAAAAGTAGTTCTTTGGCGGCGGCTTTGGCTTCGGCAGAAAGGGATGCGAGTACGGCTTGTTCGGCGGGGCTCATTTTGGATTCTCCTGATCTAGGGTTGATTTTTGCACATCCACATATTGTACGGATTTAGCGTGCTTTTGCAATCTTATGCGCAATCGGTGAACGATTACGAAGAAAGAAACTCCCAACAGATGCGCGCAGTAAGCAACACAATAATTACCCAAATTACGAAGTCCCGCATATATCACCGCCTTAATGGCTAACATGGGCGAACGCCTTTGCTACCTCAAAAAGCACGCTTACGGTACCGCTGATGGCGAGGGCCGCGCCCATGAGCATCCAGCGGAATTTCAATATTTCGTCTAGCTTAGCGTGTATGCTCTCGAAGCGTTTATCCGTATGCTCGATGTAATAGTCCAACAGTTCCTTGTTGGGCATAACGTCTCCTGCTATTTATTGCTCTTTACAGCTCATGAGCACGGAATAAATCTGCCCCGTAGCTTGAGTCTGAATGCCGGGCCAAGTGGTAGCCGCAAATGTCTGAGAAACGCCCATCGGGTTATAGGTGTTGGCCGCCGTTCCGCTACCAAGGCAGTAGTTACCGGCGGCTCCGCAATAGTAGACACCGCCCGTCAGAGAGGACGCGCCGTTGGCGAACGTGGCCGTCGCCGACACAAGCTGCATGGTGTTGAACGCCTGACCTCCAGCAAACATCAGCGCGGTACAGTACGCGGTCTTGCCGCTCGTTACCTGATAGGCGACACCATTCTTCCAGAAAGGATAGAAATCCCCAGCTCCTTCCGAAGCCGAACCCGCCATTACGGTAAAATATCCGCCAGTAGATCCGATATTAGATTCCGGAATTACCAAATTTCCGGGATAAGTATCGGCTCCCCCTAGTGTTATGGACGGCACTCCCGAAGGAACGACCGCTTGCGCAGTGATGGAAACGAATAAACTAAGGATGATAAGGAAAAAATTCACGCGCAACTCCTATTGTTCTTTGCAATTTAGAAATACGGAATAAACCGTAGAGGCCTGGTTAACCTCAATTCCCGGATAAGTGAGGGCCGAGAACTGATAGGTGGCGCCCATTACGTTAAAGGCAAAGGCGGCGGTGCCCGTACCCAGGCAATAAGAGTTCGAACCCCCGCACGAGTAAACGGCCGTCGCCGGCAGCGATCCGACGTTATTACTCCACGAGGTTGTGCTAGAAACAAGCTGATAAGTATTGAACGGGCTGGAGCTAGTGGAAGAGATGGAAACGCAGTAAGCTGTCTTTCCACTGCTTACTTGGTAGGCCGTGCCGTTCTTATAAAAGACGTAATACGTATTCGCCCCAGAACTCTGCGTCCCGGCATTGAGCGTAAAATATGTGCTTAAACTAGATTCAGCGATGGCCGCCCCGCCGGACACACCGTTTGCGCCCCCCAGCAACGCCTGAGGCACGCCACTAGGCACTACGGCTAAAGCCGGAAGAGAGAATAGGCCGATAAGAAGTACTAGAACACGTTCCATAAAGCGCTCCCGTCAGCGATAAATTCATTGCCCATGCGAGGCTTGCCGCCCGGCACTAATTGTAAAGTAGTATCACCATCGATTGTATCCGATCCAGCTGCAGTTACATCACACTCAGCCGTGCCGATGTTCTTCACGAATAGATCATATCCAGTATTGCTCGCCGCCGGAAGCGTGATGGTCATCAAGGAACTTCCATTGCACTCCACCATAAGGCGCGTTCCGGTAAAATCTCCGGTAACTACCGTATAGTTCGCAGTCTTGGTAAGGACTGCCATTGCCGAACCGCCCCCGCCGCCCGATCCGTTAGCTGCCGCCGTAATTTGTCCCTGAGCGTTCACGGTGATATTTGCCGAGGTATAAGACCCAGCGGTTACGGCCGTGTTGGTGATAGCTACGGAAGATCCGGTCACTGTGATACCAGTTCCCGCCGTAATGCTCCCCGGACCCGCCGTTTGTGCAAACGTAATGGCGTCGGTACCCATTGTTACTACGTTGGCAGAACTTTGCTGCCAAGTAGTGGCTCCGTTAACCGTACCGCTAAGAACGTAAGTGGACGCTCCGGCCAAGGCTTCCGAGGCTTGGTTATAATCGGAAGAACGAGTTAAAACGAAAGCGGCGATCCCACTCCCGGCCACAGTTACAACATAGATACCGTTCTGGAAAGTGGATACTTGATTTTTCACGAGTACCCGTTGACCTACCGACGGAGAACCGCCATCCACACTAAGCGCCCCGGTACCAACTTCGGTGAGGGTAGCGCCAACTCCGCTTGAGCCGTTATTGTAAGTAACAGCCACTAATGCGGCAGTGGTTGCGTAGTTGCTAGCGTCTTTGGCTACACTCTCATTAGAGATCGCCACGTCCACGTAATTTTTGGTCGCGGCCATCTGCGCCGACGTTGGATCGAGGAGGTTCGTAATGTTGAACGAGCCCATGTTAATGGCGCCCGACATTGTTCCGCCCGCCAGGGGTAGATAATTGGCTAAGTTACCGACGATTTTTTGAATGGCCTGAAGGATAGAATCAGTAGCGCTTACGGTACCAGAGCCCGCGGAATACCCGGTAAGAGCTTGGCCGGTTACCGCGCTGTTGCCGAGAGTCACAACTCCCGTAGAGCTCATCGTGGCCCCGCCACTCATAAGCGCCAGCGCGTATGCGGTACCGCCGGCATTACCGATGAGGATTTGACCCGCGGAGGGCACAGTGGATAGTCCGGTACCGCCACCTTTAATTGTGGTCGGATCGCCTAAAAACGAGGCGAAGGCGAGGGTGGGGATCGAAACCCCCAGAACTATCGTATTAAAAAGTCGCATAAGCATGATGTTCACCCTCGCCAAGAAAAATTATTGAATGTCCCAAGTGCCAGAGGAAGCAAAAGCCGAGCAAATAACCGGCATGGAATCGCCGGGATTGAGCGCTACGCTTGCCGACCCGTCAATATTATCAGACCCAGCGGCGGTCAGGATAATTTGAAATGTCTGTGCGGGCAAATTCTTTACTTCGTGGCGCTCGCCGATGTTAGAAGCATTGCAAACCGGCAGAGTGTAAGCGCGGTTGGCGGTGAGAGTAGTAGTATCCCGCACATGCATGTCCGTCGAAAGAATGGTGTACGCCGCGTTGCCGCCGTCGGTTACGGCCCATTTGAGCGGGTCTTTGGCGTTCAATTGGGTTTGAATGGCCGAGGTTACGTTGTGCACATATCCAAGCTCGGTAGCAGTGGTGGAGGAGGCTACCGGCAGACCGTTGGAATCAGAAGCCACGGCGCTGTTAGCACTTACGGCCGCGGCTTCCACGATCGCACCACCCGACGATACCATAAACCGATTGCTGTTCAATGCGGTAGCACTGTTCGTGCCGCCAAGGGCTACGCTTACCGGCGCAGTGATCGAGAATACCGAGCCCGTAAGGGTAAGGCCGGTACCTGCACTATAAGAAGATCCCGCGGGAGCCGCCCACGTGCCATCCGCGCGAAGGAAATTCGTGCTACCGCCGCCAGAAGCCGGCGCCATACCTTGGAGTGAGGAAGTAAAAGCGTTCAAATCGGCCGTGAGTTGCGTCGAAGTAATGTCGGCGGGAGCCGCGCTTGATCCCGTGTTATTCCCCTTATAGGTATGGGCGGCCATATTGGCCATCTTCGCCGAGGTGATCGCGCTGTTGGCGATAGTGAGCGCGCCGGAAGCGGCCAGGGTAGCATCACCACTCATTAGCGCCAGCGCGTATGCGGTGCCTCCGGCGTTACCGATGAGAATTTGGCCCGCAGATGGAACGGTAGAAAGCCCGGTGCCGCCTTTGGTAATCGGAAATGGGGTTTGCACGTACGCAGCGTTTGCCGCGGTAGTCAGGATTAAGAACAAGGAAAGAATCAGTTTCATAAAAAACTCCAGTTTAGAATACGGACCAATTTCCGTTTATGGCGCAAAATTCGTTGGCGTCGTTCAATGTATTTTGTACGAAAGTAGACTGAGTGTCGACAGTTTGAGCTGACGTGGTTCCGTAAGTGGCGTTATTGGCCGGGGAACCGATGTTTTTTCCATACACGCAGAAACCCTGTGAAGCCACGGCGTCCGGAAGAGTGATAGCCAGCGCGCCCGAAGTGGTGTTCACGTCGATAATATAGTTTTTCGTAAGCGTAGGAATCGTAGTATTGGCGGTAACGGTATTCGTCGTGGCCGCTACCGCCGGGGCAGTAAGTGTTCCTTTTACGGTGAGATTATTAACCGTGAGACTACCCACCGTGGCTGTTTCATATGGCGCGGAAAAAATATCCAACGCCGATCCCGTTGTACCGTTGCCGTAGTCCGCCATGTAGATGTAACCCCCGCGGGGATCAAAGGCAATACCCCCGGCCACCGATGGCGCGCCGGGGGTTAACACGCTACTCACATAAACGGGAGAGCTACGGTTAGAAAGATCGTAAATGTCGATTCCGCCATTTACGGATTGGCTTAGCCCCGGAACATAGACCAAATTGGACGTGAGAGAGGGAAGGGCCATGAATTGCGAGTTGGTAATTCGGCTCGCTTGAAGGGGAATGGTGGAGAGGTTGGTCATGCCCCCGGTAGATACGTTTGTAATGTCCACCACGTCGTACACGTTTTGATTCGTGTCGGTCACGTAGGCGGTGTGCTTCACGAGATCAAGTGCGATTCCGTTTGCCTTGGTGTTTGCCGGAAGAGTTAGGTTTTGAAGCAGCGTCGGTGAAGTGATCGAACTAGCATAGGAATAAGCTTTTAACTGGCGATACGTCCAAGGCGTGGCGGTTGAATAGTTCGATACGTAGACGATTTGGTTCGCCGCGTCCACGTTCACGCCAAAAGATTTACAAGAGTTGGCGGCGTTACAAATTTGACCTACACCGTTGAGAGTACCCTCGTCGAAAGCGAGAACCGGGGCGCTGATAGTTCCGCCTGATACGCCGTTTCCTACGTCGAGGATTCCAAGACCGTGGCTCTGCCCGGCCATGAAAACTAGCCCGTTTGCATAGGCGCAAGAATAAACGGAAGTGGTATTCGCGGCCCAAGAATACGTAGCGGTAGTGGTGGGGTTGTTGGGGTCCGTAATATTCAGGACCGTGAGCGTTCGGCCACCAGAGGCGGGAACGAAAACGTAGGGCCAAGAGGCGTTAGATCCACAAGCGCCATAAGTACCCGCAATGGTAACGCTACCACGAGCAACAGGGGCGGCTTGATCGGTTACGTTATAAATGGAAACCGTTTTTGAAGTTCCGCCACCAACGATTGCGTAGGTGTTTCCCCCATGCTGGATCATGAGCGGATATAGCATTTTCTGGTTTCCAGAAATGCCCAAGGATTGGGTTAGGTAATTGAATGGCGCGTTATTTAGCTTCTGAGCGTCGGGGGTAATAAAAGAGCCCCCCGCACCAAGAACTTGACCTAACTCCGCGCTATACTGCGCGGGAGCTGGAACTCCGCCAGCGAGACCGGCGCTAGTGCCGGTGTCGCCGGTAAAGTTGTTGAGCGAAAATACTCCCGCCGTATCCACCACCGGAAGCGTGGCGCTAACCGCCGCTTGCGCGCGTGCGTTTGTGAAATAGAGGTTGGTTCCTTCCGCCACCTGGGTGGTGACGTAATCAGAGCTGCCGGATACTACGGCGCCGGTACGGCCGAACACGCTTTGAACGGGAGCGGCGGCGGAAGCTCGGGCGTTGGTATAGTAGAGGTTGGTGCCTTCGGTAAGATTGGTAGTGGACTTAGCGGCGAAAGCGGCGTCAAACCGCGCCTGGGTATAATAGAGGTTGGTAGATTCCGTCACCTGCGCGGTGTTGTAGTCATTGATCGCCGCGGCTACAACGCCAGTACGGCCGAACACGCTTTGAACGGGAGCGGCAGCGGAAGCGCGAGCGTTAGTGTAGTAGAGATTTGTGGAGCCCTCGGTCAGGTTATCAGTGGTCTTTGCGCCGAAAGCGGCGTTGAACCTAGCGGCCGTATAGTACAGATTCCCATTCTCCGGTACCACGGAGGTATCAAGGGTTTGATTGGTGAGATCCGCGCGAAGGTATTGGCTCGAGCCGCCCACGGTAAGAGACGCTTGTTTACCGTTGAGGGCGGTTTGAAGATCGGTCTGGGAAGAAAGGGTGCCAGTGATGGCGCCCCAAACGGTAGAGCCACCGCCCCCGCCGGGGATTTGGGAAGCGGGAACTTTGCCTGTACCGTCTAGGGTGGCGATACCATTCGCTACGCCCAAAAGAGAAGGCGACAGAGAGCCCACATCTCCGGAAGTACCGGCAAAGGCGGTGAGCGGAATGAGAAGTGCGATCAATAGTTGTTTAACCATTTTTCGCCGCCAGCGTGGAAGTGAGCGAGCCAGAGGAACCGCCGGTATGCGCGAAGTGCAAGCGCAACCACTTATACCCCATGTTGGAGATGTTGAAAGTGTAACTCCCGGCCGCCGCAATGGTTTGCGCTGTTCCGTATGTGTCCCAATGGGTAACGCCGCTATTGGGGTCCGATCCCACGGCGATTATGTCGTTGGACACTTCCAGGTAAAGGGAGCCCGCGGGGGAACCAGAAAATACGGATTGAATTGAACCTAGATCCACTGATCCCAGGTCAACTACGGCGCTGATAATATCGGACGCCATATTTTGCGCCGATATGATTACTTCCTGAGTAGTGGTGCTCATGCCTGTGGCTCCTTAAATTACGTCCCAAAAACCAACCGCACGGCAAATTAAGGAATAGCTTTTTCCTTGATAGTCCAAGAGCGCGGTAGTCAATAGCGAAGTGGTTAGAATGTGATCTATACCATTAACTACGATGGTTACGGCGTTGCCGCCGGAATCCACTTTCTTAATTTGAAAAATTTGTCCTACTGCGGCCAAATTAGCCGCCGGTAGGTTCACGTTCATGGCCCCGGCAGTCGCGTCGCACGGGATGTATTGCTGGTTCACGGGCGAACCCGCGGCCAGAGTAACACTAGTAGTTGCGGGCAAAACTACCGAAGATCCCCCCGCAGGCCCTTGGGGGCCGGTAGGTCCGGGGATACCGGCAGTTGCCGCGACACCGTTACCCGCACCGTTCACGCCGAGAAGATAGTTTGCCGGCAGGGCCGAGGGAAGATCCGGATTAAAAACCGGCGCATATCCCGGGGGCAATTGCAGACAGCGATTGATTTGATCTTGAAGGGATTGAATCAGCAGCGTCAAGAAATCGAATTGTTGAACTATAGCCGTGGAGGAGATGATCCCATTCTGGGATAGCGCATATACATTCGTTTCAATGGGCGTGCGGCTGATGACCACTTTCTGCGTGGCGGGAGGGGCCGCCACCATATTCACAAACCCGCCGGAGGGGTAAAGCCCCTGTGCGTTGGGGGTGCCACTAACGCTAAAGTTAACGCCCGGGGTTTGCTGTGTGATCGTCAACGCTACAAGATCGTAAATGTAGACGTAAAGATCCAGCGTTTTAAAGAAGTAGAAGGGAAAGGCGAAGGCGGTAGTAGTGCCGTCCCCGGTATAAATTTCAGTATTGGTAGTCGAAGACACGCCCATAGTTACTGCCCATTCCCTTTCACCACATTCTGAACTGTACCCTTGTGAAAGTCACTCATCATTTGATTGCCCATTTTAGCCATGGAGCCTATTTGGAAAAGCAGGGAATCAAGCTGTTGCCGCTTCTGATCGTTGGGTAAGTTCGGATTCTCTTGCACATTCTCGTAAGTTTTACGCGCGGTAGTGATCGACTTAGCGATTGAATCGAGCCTTACCTGGAAATCGGGGTGGGCGTCTCGAATACGCTCCGCTGCATCGAAGTCGCCCATCTTGGCAGCAGCTTTGGCGGAGTTGTAGGCCGCGTCAGCTTTATCGCGATTCTCGTAAAAGTCTTGGATGCGCTGATCTTGAAACGACGGATAGCGCGAAACGAAAGAGTGTAGAACCGGGGTGTCCTGCCAAGGATCGGCGCGATCCGGCGCGCCCGTAGCCTTCGAGATAGCGGTATCAGACAACTTAAGCGCCCAGCCGCCCACAGTGCCGCCCCAGGAGCGGATATAGTTCTCCACCACGGCCGGGCTCGCGAGAGTATCGGTGCTTGGGCCAATGTCTTTCACGAGCGGCACATAGCCAATAAGTTTACCGATGGCCTTAGCGGTTTCACTTGTATAGGCCGAGTATTGCATCTCGGGGAGCAATTTCTCTTTATAGAAGGGCACTAACGGTCGGCCCGTGAACGCCTGCTTATTGCTGTACTGATCGAGCACAGGTTGGAACACGTTCGGCATGACTTCGGGAACCACGCTTTTCATGAGGTTTTCGGCGAAGTGCGGGAGCTCTTGCGGACGGTACTTGAAATACGAATCAAGCGCCGTTTCAACGCCCGAACCAAATAGAATCCCTGGCGCCCACGGTTTCGGTATCCGCACGATGGTAGCGTCTTGCGCGCCCTTGTAGTCGGGGGAAAAGCGGCTGACGTTGATATTCCAGTACGTATTTTTCTGCCAATCCGGCACGGCGTCGATAGCCTCGTCGCCTTGGTTGAGGTACCAAACCGCGGCGCTCATACCTGAGATAACGCTCATGCGGGCCATGGCGCCCACAGGATCGCGCTCAAAAACTTTTTGCATATTATCGAGGGAGTTTATGTGCGCACCAATGAACGCCACCCCTGTGCGTAGCACGGATTGCTGTAGGCCCACGTTAGAGTAGTCGGGAGTTACCATGCGGGAGTTTTGCAACGCCTCTTGCGGGCCGGTGGCGCGTGCTTCATCAGGGCCGCTAATTACGTTTTTCACGTTATTGAGCAATCCCTTAAATCCGCCGCCGGTGGCGTACCCTTCAAGGCTCCGTTGATATTCAGAAAACTTAGTGGCTGTATCGGTAAGACGGATGAAACCTTCCGACCAATGGAGCGGATTGAGCGCGCTATTCCACGCTTTGCCGTATGTGGGGGCCTTTACATTATCTTCTTTTGCCAACTCAGAAGTTAAATACCCGCCGTTCTGATCGAGATACCGCCCGCCTCCACCACCTTCGTAAATAAACTTTTTGAAATCGTCCGGATTTCGCATCATATCCGCGAGAGCCATCGCGGGATGGACAAATGGAACGAGCCCCGTGGTGGAATTTACCCCCGCCATGATTTGACCGCGGATAAAGTGCGCGGCACCAAATGCCGGATTACTTACCACGCCCAATCGCACAAGATTGGTAAACCCGCGGAGCACTTGGGAGGTAAGATCCATTGCCCCGGGATTACCATCGAGGCGCTTTAGGGAATCTACGAGTAAAGGCGAGCCTTCGTATACCTGGCGCTCACCGTCACGATACACGGCGATTTGGTTCTTCTCGAGAGCGCCCTCTTGGGTTACAACTTTTAAAACGGGTTGAACGGCGGTTTCCGCCCACTTACCATCCACGTCCACGAGATTACCTTCGAGCATATTGCCCACAAAGGTGCTACGTGATTTATTTATGAGCACGTCTTTGACCATGCGCTGCGTATCGGCTAAAGTTTGCGCCAACGGATCTATGATATCGCGCGTGGAACCTACGCGCTCCTTGATGCCGCGGGCGCCGGGGCCTTGCTCCTCGCCCCACATATCCGCTTCAAAAGCGCGTTTGCGTGGGGAATAGGCGTCATTTGCGCTCCAAGTATCCGCTTGCTCTTGAGTGTACCGCCCGTTATCCACGCCCCATTGAAGAAGTTGTTTTCGGAACCCATTGAGGCGGTCATTGAACTCTTTGTATTGTGGCTCGTATTTTTGAACAATCCGTTGAGCGCGGTCTAAATCTAGCCCAGATTCATGCTCGGTATCGGCAAGGGCGTCTGCGGCCATGGCATACCGACGGAACTGGTTTTTATCCAGCCCCGCATTGTCCATGTCTTTAAAAATTTTATCGGGGCTGTCGCCGGTGAAATTTCCGTCTTTATCTGGTAATCCCTCAGACGTAATTTTGTTGGCGGTATCTCCGAACGCGCGACCTTGGCGCATTTCATTCACCGAGCTAGTCTCGGGGTTTATATCCGCGCCACGAGATTTAGCGAGTGCTTCCGCTTTTTCCATTGGGAATAAGTAATCCACGGCTTTTGTGTAAAACTCGTCGCGGAGCTCGCCCCAAGATTTCCCGGGCGCTTCCCCATTCTTCGCAATCTTGCTGTCGAAGTATTGATCGTCTTCGGCGTCTTTGGATGCGGTTTCTAGACTAAGATCGGGCGGGCGTTTCGGGGGTAAGCGCTCGGCGCCAACTTCGGCCGCGGTCTTGGGCTCGAGCTCGGTATTCGTACCGATAACGGCCGGCTTCTCGGTGCTATCTGCGGGAAGCTCCTCTTGCACGGTTTCGTGCTTAAGATTGGTTGGCGTAGCCTGAGGCGGTTCCTGCGCATTTCCCGCCACGAGGTCTTGTTGCAGCCCCACATCGGTCTTAGCCTGCTCGGTGATTTCGGCGGGGGTTTCGCCCGTGGCGGCGTAAATATTCTGGAGCTTGGTTTCCGGGGCGTTTATTTTGGTTTCGACCGTGCCAACCCGATCCGCAGGGCCAGCCACATGCCCAAGGGTATGAAGGCCTCCCACCATAAGCGCGCCGTCGAGAAATTCGTGTGGTTGGGGGAGCCGGCCCTCGAGCGCAGCCCCTACGGTAGTCATGGCCACGAGCTCGGACGCGGCGCCCGCCATTTTACCTGCTACCGGGGAAACGAGGCCGCCGGTTAGGTTGGCGGCAAGCCCCGTGGCGCCCCCCTTGATCGCTTCCCAAGAGGTCGCCATAAAACGAGCTGCAAACTCACGCGCTGGATTATCCGAATCGGCGATGTTCCCGTTGGTGTAGTGGTCGATGTACATTTTGCGGATTGCGGCCGGCAGAGCAAAGGCCCCCGCTGCTGCCCCGGCGGTTCCTCCGGCGATGCCGCCCGCTATGGCTCCGGGGACGAAACTCACCGCGCCGCCGCCCGCGGCTCCCGCCATGGTCCCGCCAATGCCCCCCAACGTCATACCCGCGGCCATCGCCGGCAGGTCGCCCGCAAACTGGCCGATCATACTCCCGATACGCATTGCCATGTCGGCGTGCTCAGGAAGAATGTGATCCGGCAGTTTCCCGCGGAGTTTAAGCCCTTCCACAGAATTTTGAGCCCCGAGGCCGAGACCCCCCACAAGATCGTGGTAGAAGTCTTCCGGCTGTAGCTCGGTTTGTTGCTGCCCCGGGACTGGCTCCGGCTTCGCCGCGTAATGCGCCTGGAGGTTCGTATCAATCACCTGGCGCATAGGTGAGGCGGGCGGCGCCGGGGGAGGAGGGCCGTTAGCTTCAGGCGGAGCATTTAGCCAATCATCCCCGGAGGGCGCCGCGGCCGCGGGAGGCGGGGTCTGCTCTGGCGGTTGGGCCAACCAATCATCACTAGATGCCGGGGCACGGCCAAGGCTATTGCCTTGATCCTGGGGCTGTTGAGGAGCCGGAGCAGGTTCCGGCGGAGCGGGGGGATTACTGGAAGGCATCGGCCCCTTGGGCGCTTTAATATCAGCCGCAATGGACGACGCCGCCGGATCAACCGGATGGCTCGGGGCCATCCCCGTAACGTCGCCTGAAAGCGGAGTACCCGGCACTATTTACCCCCGCGCAATTGTGTGGCTCGCGCGCGTGCGGCATTACGCTGCTCGACACTTAAGCTCGAGGGATTTAATTTACGGAGATCATCCAGAGACATGGACGCGAAATCCGGCGCTTTTTGCGGCGTGGACGGCGTAGGAATTACGCCCGGTTGGGTTTGAATGTTGGTGGGCGCGACCGTGGTTCCGCGGGCCTGGTCTGCCTGCGCCGCCAGTATTTGTGTGGGCGAAGCGAGGTACTTTTGAAGTTTGTTCCCAAAGTAATCCTTGGAGGAAGGATCGAGGAGAGGCCCGATAGGCTGCTGGCTCTGCAAGGCGTTTTGCTTGGCCATCTGCAAGTCGTTGGTGAACTGCATCAGCTTATAGTGGGCGTTAGGGTCCGAGGTGCCGAGGGTTTCCTTGGCCCGATTCAGGAGTTGCGCTTCGTTATAGCTATTGACCCTGTTTGCCGGAACCATCCCGATCGCCTGCGTGAGCTTATCAAAATCGCCCTTGCCGATATATTGCGAGCCCGGCCCGAGATCCTCTGCGTTTTTCTTCACCATATACGCCAATTGCATGGGATCAGAAATGTGGCCGGGGGAATTATCGGGGGAGAGAACTCGTTGCATGAGCGAGTTGAAAGCGGCCGGGTTGGAAGGCGATTCGTCGGCGGTTTGCGTATCTGCTAAATGATTAAGCTTGAGCTGTTCATCGGCGGTGATAAGCCCCGCGCGGAAAGCCTGTACCGATTGTGCGGGATCATATTTCCCGGTGCGAATCTGCTCGTATGCCTGCGATTTAAATTGTTCACCTTGCGCATCCACTGCAAGTTTTTTCGCCGAAAGAGCCTGTATACCCGCGGTCTGCGCGGCGCTTTGATTCTGGCGGATTTCCTGCTCGAGTGCTTTCTTATGGTCGGAATCGAGAAATTCGTCGAAAACGCCGCCGTTGAGTTTTTGAATGGCCGTGTTCATGGCGGGCGTATTGGGATCAATTTTCCCATCTGAGGAAACTACACCGGCTTTGATATTGTTGTAGTCCGATTGCATGTACCCACGAACGGCGCCCTTGGCGAGTTCTATGCCTGCCGATTTGTGGAGCTGATCGGCCTGCGTCTGGGTAAGCGCCCCGGATTCCACTTGCGCCTGAATGGCCTCCGTCTGTGCGGAATAAAGATCCGGGAAAGAATTGGGATCTTTCATGGCCAAATTAGAATTGGTATTGGTCAGTGTCACCAAGTTATCGGCCGCTTTTTTCCCTTGAACCGCCGCGTATCCGCGGGAGGCCGACATAAGGAGCGCGCCGCCGGTACGTGCCGAAGCGCGAGTGAACGCGTCTTTACCGCCGGGCGTATCATAGGAGTCGTATTGATCCTCTACCCATTTTTGGTAGTCGTCTTTTACTTTGCCTACATCCAGCGTGCCCTTGGCGGTTTCATCCTGGATGCGATCCATGAATTGGGCGCGTTGTTCCGCGACCGAGGCGTAGGCATCCGAAGTTTCAGCCTGAGTTTGACGCTGACGAAGAATTGACCCGGCGTCTTGAATATCGCGGCCAGCATCGGCGATCCCGCGCCCAAACATAGAAACTTGCTCGAGCATCGGGCTCGTTTGCCCGACCGGCCCCTGCGCTTCCTGTTCCGGTGTGTATTCTTGTACTCTAGGCATTTAAATTCCTCATGCAAACGCCGCCATACTGGCCGCGTCTCCCGCCCCGGCCCCCGCCTCGCCCATGGACGCGCCTTCGCCGCCGCCCGCGGCAGAGGCATCCGCGCTACTCATATCTAGGCCTGAGCCCTCGCCGCCTTGTACTTTAGGCGCTGCCGCAGATTGTCCAAAACCGCTCTTGACCATGCCCTGAGAGGCCGCCCCTAGCGCTTGCCAATAGCTACCCAGCTTCGCGCTTTGAGCACCATAGCGATCCATAGATGCTTGGTTTTCGTAATTGATGGCCCGAATATCGGCGCCATGGAGAATATTCATCCGGTCAAGTTCGGCGTTTTGGTGGGACGCTTGAATCACATCGAGCGCCGAACCTGAATTTCCCGCAACGCCGCTCGCGCCGTAAGCGGCCACTGACGTGCCGATTTTCTGGCCCGAAATGAGCTGCTCGCGCATGGCATCGTATTGGCCCTTGGATTCCGCCTCTTTGGCCTGCGCATCGAGATTTTGCGCCTGCGTATTGAGCGTGTCCGAGGTCATTTGACCTTGTTGGATCGCTCCGTATACGGAAAGCCCGGTTCCGACAATCGCCGCCATTAACCCTCCCTGACCATAGCGTAGAGCACGCAATCTTCGCCGTTGGGGAGGTATTTGCGGGCCAAATGGCACTCCACTTTGAAGCCCAGCATCTTTGCCCGGCGGTGACCGATTTCAAAACTAAGCGGCACGGCGATCTCGAGGCGGCGGTAATTCTTCAACTGCTCTTGCAAAAATTTACGGATGCCGCGGAATACGGGAACAAAGCAGCGGCGTGAATCTTCGTTGAACACGGTCCACACGCAACCGCGCCCCTCCCATAACGTGACCACGCCGCCGCAAACCATGGGGACGCCATTCACCAAACCCGTTACCCCGCCACACTTCTCGAGCATCTGCGCTAGGCCGCCAACATAAGAATCCCGGATATCGCTATTCATCGATTGCTCGATGAGCGGCATAACATGCTCACTACGATACGGAATTAGTTGAAAGGGCGCGCTCATAAATCAAACTCTTCAAGGAAGGAAGTAATCGACTGGATAGTACCCGGAAGCATGGAAGATTGCTGAAAACAAAGCTGGCTTTCAAAATCGTAGGCACTCTCGATGCCTTCCCGAATCATGCCGGAAAAGAGAGGAACCGCAGTGTCGGCCTGGTTCTGATCGGCCTGCGCGAAATCAACCGGAATAAGATTACTGAAAGAGGTGCCAAGGGCCAAATCCCCGATACGATGCATTTGTACGGCGGCGCGCGTGAGCCGACGCGTTTTACCAATGGAGGTGCCATCGGCCGCGCCCGCTTCCGCCCTAAGAAGCTGGCCTTGGGAATTAAAGCGATATCCGACCTGCACTTTTGAGGCAGAGTAATTCAACGTAATGCTTCCGCCCGATACTACGCAATCCGGATGTTGGCCTCCATCTGTGAGAACTCCCACCGTTTCGCCTTCCAACCAGCTAAGCCCGGAAATAGTCGTGGTCGGGGCGCCATTATATGTCGCGCCACAATCTCCCTGAGAGGAGTCGGCCTGTGCAATGGAATCGTCCGAAATCTTGGTCATGTACTCAACGGTGTAAATGGTAGAACCGTTGATATAGCGTTTTACCACCATCCACATTTGATCGAACGATACGGCGGGATCGGGGATAAAACCGAAATCATGGACCGCGGCCGGGGTTCCTAGAGAATCGGAATTTCCGCCTAATTGATGGCGGGTCCAACCGACCGATAAAGAAACGTCATCCCGGTTGTAAATGAGAGACGCGAGAATACCGTCACTGCGCAGGCACCAAATGAGGGGCTGTGTCTCTTTCTGCACTCCGATCTTGGTGAAGCCGGGGAGGGAAATATGCTCCGAAATCTCGGTAAGATCGGAGGAGCGGAAAGTACCGGCATAGAAGAAATATGTCATCTCGCGCAGCTTCCTGGCCGCGCGCTGTACGTACATCACTGCGTTCCCAATCTTGGCCGGCGCAATGGCGGCCGAACCAAAGAACGAAGTTTGCTGGGCGTTAAAATTGGTGGGGGTGAGTGCCTCGGCCGCAGTAGAAGGTGTCATCGCCCATTCGGCGGAATAATTGCCCGCGAGTAGTCCTTGGGCAGTAGAAGCCATCCAGCGAATGGGGTTCAAATCGTCCGAGGAAAGCACAAACGACATGGCGTCGCTATCACGCACATTGAGTGTGGTGCGATCCGAGGCAGCGAAATTCTCAAAGGAATTAGAGCCGCTGGCGTCCACTTCCTGGGGAGAATTATAGTTGCCGGCATACCAAAGCCGGTTTTGATGAAACGCGGTGCAACCGGGGTACCCAAAGCCATTAAACGTGCCGGAAGTGTAATTCCCGCCCCAAGTGCCGAGGAACCATTCCGTGGCGGTGGCCGCGGTGGGGTATGTAACGGGGGAAGAAATATCCGTACCGCCGGCCGCCACTTGAATAGTGGCGGCGTCATAAACGATGTTTATATAACCCCAATACCGTACACCACTAAGCACCAGTGCGAACGGTCGCCCAAGGTCTTGTGGAGTACTGCCGGCGGCCTCTTGCGCGGCAGACAGTGCGAAAAGCGCGGGATATACGGTGCCGCCAGAAGAATACGCATTAGTGTAAACAGACCCCAATAGCGTGAACGTGGTGGGAGAAGTAACAACTATCGTCCAATACCCCGGGCCGATGCTATTCGTCCGGCCGAAAAAGGAACTCCAGTTATTGGCTTCTGTGGTGCCGCCAACGCCCGTTAGGAAAACGTTCTGCCCGCTGGTGAGCCCATGCGCAGCAGCGGTCGTGATGCCAATCAAACCGCCAACGTTACTGGTGCCGGAAACAGACGCCGCCGCTACCGTCATGGCCTGTTCTTGCGCCAAAGAGGGCGTCGCCGTGAGCGATTGCATCTGCGTGCCAACGCTATCCCCAATAGATGCGAAAGAATTGGCGGGGAGATAAGGGCCGTCGATCAGATAAATGCGCTGAAGCTTCCATGCGATTTGCGATTGGCGCTGCAACTTATACGGCGGGTAATTGGGATGAACAAGGTACAGCGTGTCCCCGTTTTGTGCCCATCGAATGAGGGATACGTCTGCCGCCGCGTATGGCGACGGAAGTTCTAAAATCGCGCCGGCACTAACCGCGGTGGTAGTGGAAAAAGAAGCCTCATAAGGCTGCGGGTTTGTATTCGCGCGCGTGGCGTAAAAATTGAACCCGAAAATGCTAGTAATCCCGGAATTACTTATCGAACCCGAAATTCGATAAGACGCGGCCGGATTCACCACTACGCCATTGTTGGCGTAAAAACGAATGTAATTGGCCCCGAACTCCAGCATGTAGTTCTGCGTGGCAGAGAAAGAAAATGGGATGAGCACCGGAGGATTCGAGGAATCCTTTACGTTCGTAACGTATTTGGTCCCCGGGCGACGCGTAATCGGCCCTTGGAGAGTGGGGATATAGTTTAGCCCAACCGCGAGCCCTTTTTTGTACCGGGGGTTATCAAATACGCCATAGCACAGCGGGGAGACTTCCCCCGTGTTAAATCCGGTTTGTGCTAGTGCGGCTTTGGGCACGGCCTACCACCTCACCAGTATCCAGGCGTCGATCGGCGGCTGTACGGGCATTTCCTCGAAGGCGTTACGCTTCTTAGCGAGATTGATCGCGTCGTCGTGCATCTTCTCCGCCGTAGCCATCTTGGTATTGCTCTGCGTGAGCTCCTCGCAAGTATCCATGGCGAGGCAGGCCGCGAAAGCTTCGGCAAAAGAAGGATCGAAATTGGCCTCGGTGATCGCGCTGCTCACGTACCGCAAGTAGAGCGGCCCCTGCTGATCGCTAGCGATAGCTTGTCCGCCGGCCGGCATATTCTCAATTTGCCAATCGGTATAGGTCACGCCAGTATTGGGGCCGCCGGGGATCAAACCCGCGGGAATGGCCCCGAGGGTGTACGAGGTATACTGATCGGGCGGCGCAATCATGATGAAATCCCCGGGGAGGGAGAAATAATTCGCCTTGCCGAAAATGGGCGGCGTGCCCGCGGCCGCGATGATGGCGCGCTTGATCGAGAACGACCAAAAATTCTCGCGCAGCATGGCCTCGAGGACGGGGTAATACGCGCGGTTCATCGCGCGCGCGCCGCGGTCATTGTCGCTTATGGAACCGACCGGCTTATAGCCTAGAAGCTGAAGGGCGCGATTGATGATCGTGGTCTGAGTTGTGGTAGACGCCATGTCCGATCAATGCTCCCTTCCTCCTTACGTGTACGCCACCGATACCAGAGAAGCGTAGAGCCCGGCCGCCGTTCCGCCGGCCATTGCCATGCGATACTGGCCTGCGGGAAGATCGTACACCGTGGAGCTGTCTTGGCTTACGCTAGAGGCCGTAATATTAATCCAGTTCCCGTTCTGCATCTGCAATTGAAGGTTGCAGGCCGCGGGATACGTGGTTGCGCAAATCACCAAGGTCGTACGTCCACCCACCCATGAAATGGGCGGTTGGTTCGCCACTACGTTGACGTTCACACAAAGTGCTACTCCACCACGAGCCATGATTACTCCTTAAGCCGGCGGCCAGTTCGAGCGCGTAATGTACTGCTCGAAAAGTTCCAGAATGAGCAAAACTTCGTTTTTGGAAATGGTGCGGGTGCTGCCCGAATCGTTCACGATCGCAGACGAAAGGTCCACGGTCAGTTCTACGCCGTGCGCGGTGGTGGCGGAGCCTACGGCTTCGGTAACCTGTTCGAGGTTATAATCCGCGTTGGCGCCGTAAAGTCTTGTGGCCATATTTCACTAGTCCTCTCGTAAAAAACGGGCGGTGAAACCCCTGGAGCCCTTCTCACCGCCCGCGACCCGTAATCGTTACTGCTTGGCGTATTTGGCTTTGAGGCTAACGTACCCTTGAGCGGCGAGGATGGTGCTCACGGTGACCACGATATCGAGATCGATCATCGGGTCGGCCGAGAGACCGATCGCCTGCCAGAGCGGGAGCTCTTGCTTAGCAATGGTGTTGGAGCCCGACTGGTTCACGATATCCGTGGGACCAGTGGCCGAAGCGGTCGAGAGCGCCGAGGCGAAGAACGCCGCCGAGATGGCCGCACTCGCGTTCGCGGCCGAGAGGCCCGCGCCCACGGGGATGAACGTCGGCCAGTACACGCCAACGTTTACCGCCGAGCTCGCGCCGAGGCTGTCGCACTGGAAGCTGAGCGAAGATACGCGCGCATTCGAGGGCACTTGGCAGAGACGATAGGTAGAACCTACCGCGTCCGTCGAAGACCCGGATTGCACGTAACCCTCAGATTCAAGAATTTCGCCCCCGTCAACGTAGGCATCGGTGAGGATTTTCGGAACCGCGTCCCGGTTCGAGATGACCGTAGATTTTAGATTGAAGCTAGACATATTAAAATTCTCCTTCGCCTAAATTAGCGAGCCCAAACTTGAACAACTTTTTTCTCTTCGAGGCGCGTGCCGCCGAAGGTGCCCATCACGTACGCTTGGTACGGGAGGGAGCGAAGGTCTTTGCGCTGGGACACGTCGGTCACCATGTCCATCCAGATACCGGCGTAAGCGCCCGACTTAGCCCACACGGGGAGCATGGTCGAAGTGCCCGACAAATCGTCCACGCCGGTGCTCACCAGCTCCGTATGGATGAAATCGATACCGAGGAAGCGCGTAATTTTGCCTTCCACCATTACCGGCTTGTCGTTGAACTCGGTGCTGATCACTTGCACTTCCGCGAGGAGCGAGTCGTGGTTCACGCCGTTGATCGCCATGTAGATGGCGTCGGCGTCGAGGTCCACGTAGTTGCTCATGAGGATTTGCTTGGCTTTACGAAGCTTGGCCACCGTGAGGTTGGTAGCGGAAGCGGCGCCTTGGGCCACCGATACGATTTGGCTCGAAGGAACCGAAACCGACGTGGTGCCGTTGTTGCCGGTGTAGTTAGCACCAAGCAGGCCGTTGAGGATCTCTTGGTCCTTAGCGCGACCCATAGCGTAAACGCTGTTGGTCACGTAGGAACTCATGGGATCGATCAAGAGGCGAAGCTTGTCGAAAGAATCGAGAAGCTGGGCAAGATCGTAATCCTGGGGGAAAACCCAACGACGGTCGGTAGGAGCGTCCGTGGGGCTGATCGGCTGGTAGCGGCCGGTCACTTTGTTCGCGTTGATCGCGCCGAACTGGTCAACAGGGGACGCCTGCGAACCGACGTGGTTGCCGCTCATTACCGCCATCGAAAGGCGGCTGCCTTTTTGCTGGAGCTTGAGTTGGATGTTGGAGCTAAATTGCTCAACGTAGAAGAGCGGAATCCCAGAATTTACACCGGCCATTGTGGCCTCCATTTTTGAAACAATTATTGGTTCCAAAAAGAGGCTTATCCTTGCGGGGCCGACTTTATTCCGCGCATACCGGCGGAGCGGTATCCCACTATTCGGGACGGTCAGCCGGGGCGCTTAACCCTTATCGGCTTGAAAGTAAACTCAGGATGAGGCACATCCCCACCCCGAGTCAATAGGCCGCGTGAATTAAATATTTACCGTGCCCTGGTAAGCCTGCTCGTGGAGCCGCTGCCAGGTAGCTTTGGCTTCGGCTTCGCCGTTCATTAAACGCTGGCCGAAATCTTTATCCGCCATGAGCTCGGAAATCCTTGATTTGGCCGAAGCGGGCTCGAGCGGCGTATTCGCCCGTTGACCTTGGACGAAAGCGCTTTCCCCGACCGATTTTCCAATCGAGGCGAGCAGTTTCATGGTGTCGGCGTGTCCAAGAGCGGCCGAGAGAGCATCGATTTTTTTCGCATCCAGCCCCATTCGGCGCGCGGCGTCGGCGGCGATGTTCCGATTGCTATCGTAGGCGGCGCCCCACTCTTTCTGGAGGGCGGTTTGCTGGTCGTTGAAAGCGGCGGTGGCTTGGGCCTTTTGCGCCTCCATTACCTTCTGGATATAGGCGCCATCGGTCGCGGCCAACTTTTGCGCTTGCGCTTTGGTGAGCCCCATTTCATGGGCGGCTTTGAGGAAACCCTCGAGGCGCGCGGCGTCGCCGCCCTCTTTAGGCATTTCGATTCCGTAATCCTTGGGATCTTTCGGGGCGCCGATACGCTCGTAAATGGCTCGGCCTTCCGCCGTGAGCGCCCCTTTGTCATCGTAGAAACTCTCCGGTAACTTGAGAAGCCGATCTTGCGGCACGCCTTGGAGCTTCTCGAGGTTGCGATACGCATCGGCGAGGGAACTCGGGTCTTTGAAGCCCTTATTTCCGAGGTAACCTTTTAAATCGTCGTTGAACCCGGCCATCCAAGAGCCCGGATTCACCGTTTCGGTGGTGGCGGGAGCCGCGCCGGTAGTAGTGGCCGGCGCGGCCTGGGTGGACGTGGCCGACATAGCGGCACTGGTGGATGCGGGCGTAGCGGGCGCCGCAGGTGACGTGGCAGTAGCAGGCGTGGCGGGTGCAGCGGGGGTCGCGGTGGTGCTCATGATTGGGGCTCCGGGGGTTGGGGTTTAGGGTTTTGGGGTTTCTTGCATCGTAACGGGTCGCGCGTGTTTTTCAAGTAGCTCATCGGCGTTCATGGTCAGAAATTCTTGGATTCGCAGCCACACTTCTCTTCGCCCTTCCATAAGAGCGTGCGCTCGAGGATCGGTGTGAAAAGTGCTCTCATTGGCCCGGCAGAATTTCGCTAAATCCGCCATAACTATGTCTACGAAGGGGCCTTTGGGGTCGAAAACTCGGCCGAACGCAATTCCGCGCTCGTGGTAGTAATCTCGGAGTTTGGATTTTTCCTGGATTCTCACTCTTTATCCCTGCGGGGTTGGGGTGGGGGCCGCTTGTGCTTGCGCCTTCATAACCCCGGCCGCCGCCGGCGCGGCCTGAATAGCCTGTTGGATCTTCTGCTGCTTGGCGTGCTCCTCTTTGAGCTTAGCCACATCGTCTTTGGACCGAATCCAGCTTGCCGGCGTGCCGTTGATGCTGGCGATTATGGGCGCCGCAATGTCGAAATCGATGTAGAAAAGATAGGATGGATCTTGAGTCGCTTGCGCGAGCTCCATAAGGGTCTGCACGGTGCGTTGAGCCCCGGCAGCCCATTCGGCTTTTTGCGTGCGCGTGATAGGAGAATCGTAAATTGTCTTATACTGACCCTTCGCTTCTTTCATCAGACCCGTTTGCGGCGGAAGTTTCCCCATCGCCGAGAGAAGATCGAGCTCCCGATCAATCATCGGCCCAAGATATTCCGATTGCTGACGACCAATAGTGGGAGCAAGTAGAATCCCTTTTTCCCGAGTGCGCTCTAGTACTTCTGTTGCTGTCATCTGCGGATTTTCGGTTAACACCTGAAAGAGAGAAATCAGAAAAGAGTCGTTGATGAGGTTGCGCTCATCTTCCATGACCTCTTTACCCATGGCGAGGTTGCCAGTGGGGAGAGGCTGGATAAGGAGTCGGCCCTCGGCACTTACGCCGCCCGCATTGATTGCGCCCGGGGCGAGAGAGAAACCATCGATTACGCCGTCATCGTGGGCCAGAAGTACCGGGTCCACCACGCGGTGCCCTTGCTTGAGCATCGTCTTTTTCTGTTCGTTAAGGGTCTTGAGGCTAGGCAGTACGTCCATAGCAATTGATCGGCCATAAGCTTCATTCGGCGCCTGATAGTAGCGAGAAATGGCGTAGGGGAAGTTGGTGTACCCGCCGCGCTTTACGATTTTGCGTCCTTCGATCGAGATGTAGATCGATTGGTACTCCATGCCTTTGTAATCTCGGCGGTCCATGTCGCGGTCTTCGTTCGGCATGACCCAATGGAGGAAGAAAAACTGGCGGTCGGGAAACCGGTCTTTCACCGTAATAATGTTCGCCGGGCAATCGTCACCGAACATTTGGTATGCCTGGCGCGCCGTCATCATGAAATGGCGGCAATTGCGGTCTACTAGCCCTTGGTGATTCTCTTGGAGATAGCACTCGCCAAGGTGGACATGGCGATAGCGAAGGCCAGGGGTACCAGCAAGACGATCAATAAAAAGCACGCCAGTGCCGTAAGCACCGAGTGAGAGGTATTGACCCTGGTTTTGAGCGGCGAAGTTACTCTTCGGGCTATAACGTTCCTCAAAGAGGACGTTATTCGCCCGCTCGTACCAGAGACGCGTTGCTTTATCTTTGAGAAGGTTATCATCGGATGGTTTGATCTGGTGCCAAAACTGATCGCGTGGAGTAAGAAGAGAATCGAGAATAGCTCCAAAACGTTGCAGAGCCAGAATACCAGTAGAATCGTATACCTCGAAGTTCCTTTTATCTCCCTGCATGTTTAGTTGGGAGAAGTTCTGAAAGAGCCAGCTCTCCATGGGAAAGATGCGCTGGGCGATTTCGGTCCAATGGCTATTCCAATTGCCCCGCAGGCCGAAAAGGTACTGCCAATCCGTAATTAACTTACCGACCAATTCGTCGTCTTCGGACGATTGGCGGTCAAAAGAACCCGAAGATGGCGGCGCAAGGTAGTCGGCTGTACGCATTTAGCTCCCCAACAGCGTTCGGCTGGTAGTGGTCGGTTGTTCCAAAACGCCGGCGCCGCCCGAAATAACGGAACTGGTACTGGCTGCCTGCTTTTCTTGGTCTAGGGTTTGGGCCGACGCGGTCGCGCTTGCTTGGGCTTGGGTGGGGGTTTGAGAAAGGGCGCTCGGGGCTTGAAGCTTAGGCTGCTCCGGGGTGGAGAACAATTGCCCGACGTTGTGAAAGAAATCTCCCACGGCTGATACGGTGCCACTCATTTTCCGTGGTGCTCCAATTGCTTGGCGGCGTCGTGCTCCAGCTTCACCCGCCGAATGCGATATTTCAAATCGCGTTCATTGTCTTCGCGTTTAAAATCTCCGCGGACACTTTTAGTGCCAAACCACAAGACGCCGGCGCCCAAAAGTAAAACGGTGGCGGGCCAAACTACAATCGCGATCAACATTCATTTGCCCCCAAAAAGTTTGTAATCTAGGCCACTCGCTACACGGTTCTTGCGAGCCGGATTCTTTCTTGCAAGTTTGGAGTCATATCGGGCGAGCGTCAAGTGGAAAGTCAAGGCCAATGCATCCGCATGGTTCGGGCTCGCGATTCCGCGCTTCTTCATCTTTTCCTTGCTCTCGAGCTTAATCTTGTCTTCGCGGCCCACGAACTCATACTCGGGCGCCGCGAGGTCGGTGATTAGGAACTGATTCGAATCGATCATGGCCCCGTTGAGCCATTCTCTCATCTTTGCCCAAATCTCTGTGCGGTGGTCAACGTATGTGGGATCTTTAGACTCGGTGCCAAACCCGCATTCATGTACCACATACCCCCGCTCACGGAGGCGGTCAATGATCCCCGCCCCCGCCCCTGAGTCGATGAAAACCCCGTCGGGTTCAAACTCGTCAATCATCTCGGCGACTTTATTCGCTACTCGCATGTTATCGGCAGATTTCATTTCTATCACGGGATAGCTGCGCGCATCGCGCCCGCGGCGCATACGAATTACGGTTACGTCATCACCGAAGCGCGCGGGGTCCACGCCCATCACCAACGCGGCGTGATCGTCCATGCGATCTAGCTCGCGTATTTGCGCGTCCGCGATAGCTTGTCTGCTGACAAACTGGCTGTCACCCTGCGAGGGGAATTGCCCGAGGACTTCTACCTTCGCGGTGTCGGAATCCACCCCGTGCTTGGCGATGATCTCGTCAAAAATGGCGGTATCGAGGCCGTCCACGGTACGGCTGTCGATTTGGCGCGTGTTCCAGTAGTTCCGGTACTTGTGAAATATCTCAAAAAACGGCCCGGTGTTCTTCCGTGGGTTGGAGAAACAGAAGAAAAACCGATACGGGGTAAGGTCCGTGAAGAAACCATCGGATACATCAAAAATCTTCTGTGGTATTCCTGACGCCTCGTCGAAAATCAATAGCATTCCAATACTCGAGTGCTCCCCGGCGAAACTATCCGGGGAATCTTCCGACCAAAGTAGACCTTGGCAAAAATACTTGCCCGAGTCGATTTTGAGTGCCTTGCGAAGTTCCGCCGCAAACCACTCGGTTGGAGTTATCTTTTTCTGCGTCCGCTCAAAAAAGTAGCTGTTGATGGACATGCTGATCCACTTGCCGATTTCAGCAAAGGTCTTACCGGTAAGCTGGGCATCCGTGTTTGCGCTGATCACCGACGTTCCGCCCACCACGCAGCTCATGAACCAGCAAGTGACCATGGCCACAAACGCGGATTTACCAATTCCGCGGCCGGAAGCGACGCCGCACTTATAGACCGTGGGGTTCTCCCCGCGAGCGACTCGCTCCAAGTTTTCCCTAATGTGCGCCCCGAGCTTCTTCAACTCCTCGGTCTGCCATTTGTTGGGGCCGTCCCGATTGGCTAAAGGCGTGTTCTTAACTCGCCACGGAAATGCGTACATACAAAACGTGTACGGATCGTTTTTTATTTCTGGGCTTAGCAGTTTTGCTAAAATGCGGGCGGTGTCTTCCGGCCGTACCGTGGGGGTGGAGGTTGTTCTATTAGCCATATGGCATGATGCCGACTCTTAACGGGCGTGGCAATTGTTTTTGCGTTTATTGGCTTCTCGATGTTTATCCCGGCAAATACGACATTGGCGCATGTTCCGGTACCGGTAGGTGTTTTTCTCGGAGTATTTGTGGCCGGAGGGGCAATGCGTGATTCGCTGCTTTGCTCCTCGCCCCTTCCTCGCCATGTCTTGGAGGTTGTCTTTACACGTTCCGAGGAACAAATGTTTGGGGTTTATGCAGCTTCGCACGTCGCACTTGTGAAGTACTAAAAGCCCCGCGGGAACTTTCCCAACATTATGCTCCCAAGAGTAGCGGTGCGCCTGTCTTGAAGTGCTGAACGGCGAGCGCACGATTCCATACCCCGTTACGTCGTTTATAAAGTGCGCCCAAATCCAGCATCCGGTCTTTTTGTTTACTTTGTACCGCTCGCTGAATGGCGGCGGCTTTGGTCCTTTTTTCTTCATCTGGGCCTTATACCAAAAAATTTTCAAAAATTTTTGGAAACTCGGCTAATCAGAAAAATTAAACATTTGTTAGGCAAAGGTAAGGTTAATAGGGCAGCGGCCAAAAGCTTGGGGTACGCCCACTACCACCCCCGGGGTCTAAGGATTCCTTCGTGCAATCATATCAAGTCTTCTAGTTCTGCTGGAATATCGCCGAGACCTTCCAAACTCGAAGAAAGTGACGCTCCAGAATCCTCTACAACCGACGATCTATCTTCCAAAGCTACCTCAGCATGGGGAACAACGTTGCCCTTTGCTTCTATAACCGACATGACGCGATTCTCGGCAGCCAACAGAACGGAGGATAGGTCTAAATGAGTAACGTTTATATTAAGGTTGTCGCCATACTTCGAAGGATTCATTTTACTGGCAACCCATTTCGCATTGTCGCTCCAAACGCGGGCCTTTTGCGTGAGCGCAATCGTGTCTGCGCCGTCTGTACAATGCATAAGCTCATCTACTAATTGATGCGCCCAATACACACGTGCCTGTTGAACATTTTTATCGAATTGGGGGTCTATAGAAGCGGCCCAATAGTAGTGATTAATCGAAATGCCCAATTTATCGCATAGTTCTTTAATTGGACGACCTTCTACAATGCCGTTGCAGATAAAAGCTTGGGCGTCGGCGTTTAAAGGTTGAACTCGTTGGGCAGGGGAAGCGGGCATTTAATCAATTTAAAGGACAATCCACGCTATTTAAATTTAATTCTTTTAGTTGACGTGATGCATTAAGATTGATACACTGCAACAAGTAAACGGAGAACACGAATGAAACTCTTAATCGTCATTATTAGCTTGCTTTTCACTATCGCTTTAACTTCCTGCGCCGCCAAACAATCCAAGCCCGAAGTCATCGACGAAGAGTCGGGATATACCCAACGTGAATTGGATGAATGCGCCGTTATCGTCGAATCCAATCAAACGTCTTGTGATCCGGACGGCGATATCGCTAGTGGCGATATTGACGCTGCAATTTAATTTCCCAACCCAAACACAACTAAAACGGAGAAAATGAAAATGAAGACTGTAACCCTAGTTATCCTTGCAATTTGTGCTCTTGCTTCCGCCGCTCGCGCTGATTCGAGCGTTCCAAACGATCTATTTTCCGTCGAAGGTCATAACTTCGATTCTAAAGCGGCGGCTATCCGCTACGTTATCAATTCTGGCAAGCGCTTGCAGATTCTCGAAACACGTTGCCTCATTATGACCAACAAGCTCACTTTCAAAGCGTGCCCCAAGAACAAAGCGGGCGCTTGGGAAAGCGAACAATTCGCGGGTTTGAAAGTTACCAATAACTAAATAAAACAATTCGTGGGTTGCGCGCCGTGGGAAACTGCGGCGCGCTTTTATCCATTTAATCAAGGAGAAAAATAATGTCTACCCGAGCCCAGATATGTATCAAACGCGACACGACCGAGTTTCAACAGACCGGAGGAATCTATATCTACAAGCATAGTGACGGTTATCCGCGCGGAGTTATGCCGACCCTCACAAGTCTCGTAAAGTTTTTCCACGCTGATAGAGGGAACGACCCGGAATACTTGCTTGCGCAGATAGTTCGAGCCTTTACAATCGCCGACCTTGCAGAGGATCGAGAGTATGCCACGACTCGCATGACTGGTTGGGGCCTTGATTGTACCGAGCACGGCGATATCCAATATCTCTATGAGATAGATTCAAGAACGGGAAAAATCTATATCAACGGGAAACCTTATAATCCCGAAACGCCGGAAACAGCATATTAACCAATTTCGCCGAGGGGTTTTACATCTCTCCGGTCTAAGACTCCCGGCGGCGCGGCGATAAAACTCCAACCAGTTTTATCGCCGCTTCTTTTGCCTTAAAACCCCTATTCGAACCTATTCCCGGCCAAGGCTCTTACCATTCTAGGGGTGCCGATGCGGCGGGCGCGCAAATTCCAACCAAGCCGCACTTTTTAAACGGCCGAGGGGGCGCGGGGCTAATCGTTTTCTAGTTGGCAGTTGGCAAATTAGTTGTACTGCGTTAAGTTATTGATATAACTACTATAATACAACTATGACTACTAGAACAAGTAAATAGTAGTATTGAGCCATAGCAGTAGTGATATTTAAATTTAATTATAGCCATTTAAATTTAATTAATATAGTGATACAGCGATCTCTATTACTGGCGACTGGAATAAGGTTGTCGCAGTTGGCATAGTTGTTCTTGTCAACTATTATGTGGAGTTAATTCAATAAGATGAGTCACTTTAAAAATCCAGCAACTAGCCAGCAACTAGCTCAGCAACTAGAGCCCGACGATGTACGCGCCCAAGTTCAAGAGATGCGCGCCTTAGAACCGGTGGAAAAACACATACGGAGGCTTCGATATCATGGGTACCTCCAATTTTCTTGGGGTCAATTTAGTCGCCGCGAGAGGGTTTGGGGGTTTCTCACAGTTTTTAAGGGTAAAGAACAGTTTTTCACTTCTTTAGAGTCCTTTGAAGCGTTTTGTTTCACCAACGAAATCCCGCTTCTTCCCCCCGGAACTTCAAAGAGCGTTCGTCTCAAGAACGAATAAAAAGTAGCCAATATCGCTAAGGCAATGATCCACTGGGGCAATGGCCCAACAATTAATTCTCGGAATTGATCCCGGTTTCAGCGGTGCGCTTGCTTGGTACTGCCCAGAGGATAAGCGGCTTATAGCCGCTGTGCCTATGCCCCTCAAACCGCCTTCCGCCATAGCGCCAGGGGAGCGGCAACGGGCGGAGATTGACCCAATCCGCCTCGCACAGATTATCCATAGGGCTGGGGTGCCGAGGATTGCCGTGGTCGAAAAGGTTTCCGCGAGCCCGCAGATGGGGGTGACCTCCGCATTTCGATTCGGCGAGGGCCACGGAATCATCCTGGGCGTTCTGGCCGCAATGGGGGTGCCGGTGCGGCCAGCGTGGCCGTCGGTGTGGAAATCGGGTCTGGGGCTATCGAGTGATAAGAAGGCCTCGTTAAAACTCGCTGTGGAGCTTTTTCCGGAGTGGAGCGTAACTTTCACCCGGGATGCCCGCTCCGCGGATCTCTCGGAGGCCGCGCTTTTGGCCTATTTTGGGGTGCGGTTCTTACCCACAGAATAAAGAAATATTGCCGAGCCTAAAACCGTATTGCAACCCATTTAAAAATAACCTATACGTAACGAATGTATCCGCTTCACCGCCTTGATTGCGCCCACTGCCGCGCGCGTTGCCATCCCTCCGAGCCGTGGAATAATGGCGTGCTCGAGCTCAACGGCGCTCGGCTGTGGTTACATCGGTGGTGCATCACGGCATGGTTGGTTTCCCGTAAACAATAAAAAAGAGGACACTAAAAATGGTTGGTTTTCGCCCCGCAAATAAGTCCGTTCCGCCTCAAGGCTCCGTCGCGCCCGCCGCACCTGCCGCGCCCGCCCCGATTCAACACCCCACGCCGCCGGCAACGCCTGCATACGACGTTTCGCATCTTCACGCCATGGACGTATCCCATTACGAGCCCAACATTGATTGGAAGCAAGCCAAGGCCGCCGGGTTTAGCGTGGCCATGAGTAAATGCACGGACGGTACAGCCTACGTCGATCCCACATTTCGTTCGGATCGCGACGGAGCGGCCGAGGTTGGCATGGCCTACATGCCCTATCACTTCTTTCGTTTTGAGCAAAACCCCGTTACGCAAGCCGGGCACTTCGCCCAAACCCTCGGCGCGGTGAAACCCGGGGAGCTCGCGCCGTGTTTGGATCTCGAGTGGGACAACACCACTACCACTTATGCCAACGGAAAAGAGCTCGACGAAGAGGGCGCTACCCGCGCGCTTGCGTTCCTGCACGCGCTCGAGAACCTGGTTGGAATGACCCCTTTCGTTTACACGTCGCCAGGATTCTTCCCGGGCAAATGCTCGCCAACCACCGCCGCGCAGTTCGCGCGCTACCCTCTATGGATCGCGCACTATAATGTGGCGGCGCCACGAATCCCCAGCCCTTGGAAGACGTTTACGTTTTGGCAGTACACCGACAAAGAGGAAGTCCCCGGCAGCGGTAAGATCGATGCCTCTTGGTTCAATGGCGGCGCCGCCGAATTGGCGCGGTTGGTGAAGTCGTGACCCCCAAACTCAGCCCCGAGCACGAAGCCTTCCGCCGAAAGAGGGCACGGGAATACGGCGGAACTTTCGCCGTTAACGGCGTGGATCGAGATAAGTTGGCGGCCTTTGATTTTCTCGCCGGAATGAACGCCGAACACGAGGTGGCGCGGCTGACGGGGAAAATTGAAGGGCTAGAAGAAATAGTGTGGTGCCGAGCTACCGGAAGCATGGAAGCCCGAATGGCGGCGAACAAAGCATTGCTCGCGGCGCTCCTAGGCGCGAACGGAAAGGAAAGCGATGGCTAATTTTATTTGCGCTCTAATAAATGGATTCAACCTTGGGATCTTGTCTGTCCTTGTTTTATGGCGGCTGTGGGGGCGCGATAGTTTCCTGCGTTCGTATGAAAAGTATCGCGAGAAGCACGGGCCGTATCCGCACTACAAGATAGTAACCGACAATGCGAACGGGAGGGGCGATGAGTAGCTCACTGGTTTGGAGGCCAATCTGCGAATCGAAAACGCTGCCCGACACATTGAAGTTCGTGCTGCGAAAGAGGGGACTGCCCAGAACTTTCTCGGCCGGAGATTATGACTACGTTCACGCCCTAATGGACGCGGGCGTTGATGGTGCCGAGGAGCTCATGGAACTGATTAATACGCACCACGAAGTTGAATTGCTGGAGGAGTCATGACCGCCCCCCAATCCCTGCAGCATAGGATAGAGGAAGCGGCTGATAAGCACGCGGTTAGTAAAACCGCTGGCCTTGTCGATCCAGCCAAGTTTTATTCATTTCAGGAAGGCGCCCAATTCGTGCTCGACCTTCTCGCCAAGGGAGAGGGCGAACACCCGCCGCACCTCTGGGTAGGGTTGCACGTTGGGCATTTTTCTCCCACACCGTCCAGCATCGCCCAAACCGAATACTGCGCAGTGAGTGAACTCCAGGTCGCCCGATCCGAGCTAGGGGCCGCGAAAGCGGAGGTGGCGTCTCTGGAGATGGCGCTCAACGGCATAGGCGTCGATTACGGTAGCGAGCTAGAGAAGAAGGATGCGCAGTATATTTCTTGCGTAAAGCAACGGATGGAGTTTCGCGATGCCCTAATGAAGGAGCGCCAGCGCCTCTCCCTGGCCATGGCGGCGCTGGAGAAGATCGCGGACGCCGGAATCACGACCTTTGAGCGGGAGCCCGCTTACAACTACCAGTCCATGCTAGCGCGGGAAGCCCTTGAAAAGCTGAGGAGGGGCCATGGCGGAGATATTTCTTGATCTTTGTTGGAAAGGATTTGAAAAGGTGCTCATGGATTCCACGGGCATGACCGTTTCGGAATTTATAGCTCAACACACTAAAAATATGACACTTGAAACCAAAATAGCAGCCCTGATCGAATACCTAAAAGTCAAGACGGAGGAGCGAGATTGGCACGCGGTAAGCGATGCTGCCAATGATTTACGAGTGCTCGAAGCGCAAAATAATGCGACAAAAGCATTGAATACGGCAAAACTTTAATTTACCTTTAGTGCACCCTTCACACATGGAGTATCCCAATGGCTAAACCTGAAACGAATCAAAGACCCGTTGCCCACGTTCCCCCCGGAAGATCCCTCACCGATCTCCCGCCCCGCGAACCTATCCCGCCGCCTTCGGGAGCTGCGAAGCCGCGTAACGCCGCATCCACGCTCCGCGAATTTATCAATCAAGACGAAACAAAAAATTATCTTGTGGCGCTCTTGGTGGAGCTAGGCTCGACGAAAAAGAAAGGGCCGTGGCGGGAATATTTGGAATTTTATCGCGCCAACCTTTCGGGGGATATGGCGTCGTTCAAGCCCGCGGATAAGCTGAAAATCGAGAAAATGAAAAAGGATCTCGAGGACGCGTATTTTGAGAGCCAAGAACTGTGACTCAACTCGGCGGATTGAAAAATGACGACGAAAAGCCGGATCTATCCCTTTTTTCGGCAACGTGGCTCTTCGGGGTGGGAAGCGTGCTTACCTTTGGTAAGAAAAAATACGCGGCTCACAATTGGCGTAAAGGCATTAAAATCTCCCGGCTCATGGCCGCCGCTTTACGTCACATCCTTGCGTTTAACAACGGGGAGGATGCTGATCCTGAGAGTGGGCTATCGCATCTTGACCATGCATCTTGCTGTCTCATGTTCGCCCGAGAATTGATCGAAACGCGCCGCAAAGAAGTAGACGATAGGTACCGAATGGAACAATTAGAACTTCCTTTTCCAAAAAATACTGCCGAGACTCAATGGAATGGCCGAGTGCCCGGCGATAAGAGAGAGCCCGAAAAGCTTCCCGCGCATTGGGATACGGTACCTGAATACCCCGGACATATTTTTGTTCGGCGCCCCGAAGGAGGGTACATTGCGTATCCCTCTCTAGAAGCCGCGCATAAAGACGAGAAATCCCGCGCAGTAATGAATGAAAAATGAACCGACCCTTTTCCCTTACCAACGTGAAGGTGCCGCTTGGCTTGCGTCCAAGAAAACTGCGCTTTTGGCTGATGCCCCTCGAATGGGCAAGGCAGTTCAATCTATCGCGGCATGTGACCTTATCAACGCCGAGCGGGTTTTGGTGGTCTGCCGAGGCGTGGCCCGATTCAACTGGAGGACGGAATTTGAGACGTGGTCCAAGAGGAAATGGTCCTTCACACTGGTTTTTGGTCGTGCTGATCGCATTGATTTTGGCCTTCACGGCCCACATTGCGTGGTCTGCAACTACGAAAATCTTGAATCGACCCTCCGACAAATACCCCCCGAGTATCGATTCGACGTTGCTATCATCGACGAATCTCACTACGTTAAATCGGTTAATGCGAAACGAACCCGGCTTGTATTTGGTCGAGAGGGGATTCCTTCAAAAGCTGGCCGAATCTGGTGCACAACCGGTACTCCAACGCCAAACGGACTGGCGAGCGAGCTTTGGAGTACACTCTTTACGTTTGGTGCCACCAAGCTCGACTTTTGGGCGTTCGCGAAAAAATTCTGCCGAGTGGTGGAAAATGGCTACGGGCCGCAAATCGTCGGCACCCGAGTTAACGAGCCAGAAACGATGGCCGAGCTCCACGCCCTCATGGCGAAAAAAATCCTCCGCCGAGAAGCAAAGGACGTAGCTGTGCAGTTACCAAAGATGAGTTTCAGCACTGTCATGGTGCCCCCGGGCAAGGTGGATCTCCGCGCCACTACGATGTGGAAGTGGCAAATACCCACCGATCGTACCGCCGAGCTCAATACGCTTCTCGAGGCAGAGATGGGCATTTTGAACGGAATCCTCGACGACAAGACCCTCTCCCATGGGCTGGTTGAAGCGCTCAAAGCGAACGCCAAAAGCATTTCCACCCTCCGCCGATACACGGCGCTGCAAAAGCTAGATGCCGCTTGTGAGCTCATCGCAGCCGAACTTGAGGCCGGTGCGTATCGTAAGGTCGTCATCTTCGCCCACCACCGCGATTGCATCAACGGAGCAGCGCAAAGGTTACATAAGTTTAGTCCCGTGACGATGTATGGCGGGAGTAATCCGCTCCGCGTGGCAAAAAACTTAAAAAATTTCCAGAATCCAAAACATAAAGTGCGCGTTTGGATCGGTAATATCTCGGCGTCGGGTACATCGATTAGCCTCTCCGCGGCGAACCATATTTTTTTCCTTGAGGAATCGTTCGTACCCGAAGATAACACTCAAGCAGCCATGCGTTGCGGCGGCGTGAATCAGCCGAACCCAATTTTCGTTCGTACCTTCTGCCTGGAACACTCCTACGATCGCCGACTCCAAGATATTATCCGGCAGAAAATGATCGAAAATTCTAAAATTTATCAACAACCCGTACCTAAGGAACTTTTGGATTTAATATGAAAAAATATACCGCCTACTTTGAAGCTGACTCCCAACAAGCCCTCTATGATGTAATGGTCGAATCCCTTGGCCAAGCGGCACAGGGTCGAATCATGATGCGTTCGCCGCCTGCATCCCCCGTTGTACCCACCGTGGAACGCCACGACCCCCTTCCCCCCGGCGCGATTACGGTGTCTAATGACCCTTCCGCCCCCAAAAAACGCGGGCGTAAACCGGGCCAAAAGGTTGGCCCCTATAAGAAGGACGCAAAAGATGAAACGGAAAGTAGTGAAGAAGCATCCGCTGAAACTCAAGATGACGGAGAAGGAGATTCGGGAGTGCCGGCACCTGCTCATGCACCTGTTGTCGGATCATCTCAAGCTTCACAAACACCATCACAAGCGCCAAAAGTAGCTACTATTGAGGATGCCGTTACGGCCCTCAAGCTGGTGAACTCCAAGAAAAACGTGGACGCGGCCCGCGCGGCCCTTGAGCACTTCGGCGTAAAACGCTGCGGAGAGCTCACCGACGCGAACCGCGGCCTGTTTATCGCCCATTGCGAGAAGGTCGCCGCGTCGTGATCGAGGAAAAGGTACATTCCCGCCTTGGCGCCTCATCGTATGATCGCTGGGGCACTTGCCCCGGCGCCGTAGCTGCATCGGAAGGTATCCCGAATATCTCTTCGGAATACGCAGATGAGGGCAATCGTGCGCACGATGCCGCCGCCGCAATTCTCCTCGGGCGCGAGCCAGTCTTTGATTCGGAAGAGATGGCCGAGGCTGTACAGGTTTACGTCGATTTCATCGAATCCTTGCGCGGGATGCTGCCGGATTTCGAGGCGGTTGAGCAGCGCCTTGATCTCTCCTCATATCACCCAGCCCTTTTCGGTACCGCCGACTACGTTTGCTACTTTGCCAAATCGAAGACCCTTTACGTGGTGGACTATAAGCACGGCAAAGGGATTCCCGTAAGCGTCGTGCGGTCGAAACAGCTCATGTATTACGGTATGGGCGCGCTAGTGATGAACGCGTTCCCCATTGAGAAAATCGTTCTCGTGATCGTGCAGCCGCGTTGCTACCACGTTGACGGGCCGGTGAGGGCGTGGGAAACCGATCCGGTGGATATGCTGGATTTCGCCGCCCAACTGGTGGATGACGCCCTGGCCACCGAAAAGCCCGATGCCCCGCGGATCGCCGGGGAACACTGCCGTTTTTGCCCAGCGCAACCCACCTGTCCTAAGCCGCGGGAGCAGGCAATGGCCGTAGCTACGGCGGGTTTCAGCGATTTAAGCGCCGTGGAGCCCACCCTATTGGCCACATACCTAGAGAAGATTCCGCAAATAAAGGCGTGGTGCGAGGCCGTGCACCAGTACGCTCACGCACAGGCGGCGCTCGGGCACGTGCCCCCCGGGTGGAAGTTGGTGGATAAGCGGGCGAATCGGAAGTGGATCGAAGGCACGGAAGGCCGTGATTTGATTAAAGCGCTCGATTGGGAAAGCGACATGGGCATTTACGATGTGAAACTTAAAAGTCCCGCCGCCCTGGAAAAATTGGTTTCCAAAGACAAAAAATTTATTTTGGATCAGTTTGTAGTAAAAGAATCTTCTGGTAAAACTTTGGTACAAACCAACGATGATCGCCCCGCCGTGAAGGGCCGCATCGAATCCATGTTCACGGAAGAATAAAACGAGGAAAACGTCTATGTCTCAAGCCGCGCAATTGCAAACGTCTGCCACTTCTCCCATCGGCCGTGTATCTTACGCCCACGTATTCAAACCCACGCTGAATAAGCTCTCGGGCAAAATGGAATACAGCTACCAGCACCTCTTTGAAAAAGGCGCCGATCTTGCCCCAATGAAGCAAGCAATCATGAACGCCTGTATCAATAAGTGGGGTCCGGATAAGGCCAAGTGGCCCACGAAAATGAACTCGCCTTTCAAACCCCAAAAAGCGCTCATCGATGCCGCCCAAAAGAAGGGCCAAGCTCACGAGCATTTGAATGCCGAAGCTTTTTACGTCACCTTCAAATCCCCCGAGAAGGACAACAAAGGTAACGTGAAGCCCGCGCCGGTAATCGTGGATAAGAATCCCAAGGCGGTAATCACCGAGGAATCGAAATTCTATTCCGGTTGCTGGGCCAAGTGTAATTTCAATGCCTTCGCCTATGATAAAGGCGGCAATGCGGGCGTCACCCTCTACATCAACGCCCTACAGTTTTGTAAGGATGGGGAACGCTTCGGCGGTCGTCCCGACCCAGAGAAGGCTTTTGAAGCCATCCCCGACGACGAAGCCCCCGCGGGCGGCGTTCAAGATGCAACCTCAATGTTTAGCTAAAGGAGTTACGAGATGCCCGTAATCGAAACCGAAGAACAGCGCGAGAAGATCGTAGCCGCGATGAAAGACTACTACCACGCTAAGCGAGTCACGGCGAAAGCCGCGAGCGTTGAGCACGATAAGCTCGGTGTAGTGAAGAATCTTGTCGGCGAATCGAGCAACAATGGCCCCGCGATCGAAGAAGTGGCCCTGAAAATGCTCGGCCACGTTCAAATCCACGGTCTGCCAGAAAGCCGGTAGTTAGTATGAAGTTTTCCACCATGGTAAGAGAACGACGCATTAAGCAGGGGCTAATAATTAAAGTCCTTGCCGAGCGCGCCGGCTTTCACCCCTCCTACATTTCCTTGGTGGAGCACGGTAAGAAAAACCCCCGCATTGGTAACGCGATCCGTATTGCAAAAGCGTTGAATATCAATGTGGGGGAACTTTCCAAAATCGACGAGCGGTTCAAAAAATCGGGCGTCGTGAAAAAGCTGTATGGGTAGAAGTAGAGTAATCACAGAGGCCGATCTGCCCCCTCCTCCAGCGGGAGTGAGCGCGAAGCATTGGAAAGAACGCCAAGCGATTCTTCACGCTAGGGGCGTGCCGTGGGATATTCTTGCGCGCTTGAAAACGCTTCGACAAATTAATTTGTACGTATGGTTGATTTGCGTTATGGGACACGAATGGCGTTTTGTAGCCGACAATGAAGTAACTTTACTTGACCCAAAATTTAAACGCGCCCCGGGGCAGGCATAATGCCGAATCAGCATCTTTCTCTCGAAGAGAGGTTTTGGATAAAAGTATCTAAGACCAAGAAATGCTGGCAATGGACCGGCGCGATAAGCCGAGTTGGATACGCTCGGTTCAACCTAAACGGCCATAATCGTTTGGCGCACCGTGTTTCGTACGAGATGCTTGTGCGAAAAATTCCCAAAGGGAAATTTTTAGACCATCTCTGTCGTAATCGTTCGTGCGTTAATCCTGCGCATCTTGAAGTTGTTACGTTCAAAGAAAACGTATTACGCGGGATTGGCCCCGCCGCCATAAATAAGCGAAAGACGCATTGTATGCGCGGGCACAAATTTGACGCCAAAAACACTTATGCCCCGCCAGCGGGCGGTAGAACTTGTAAAATTTGTAGAAGAGTCAGTGACGCTAAACGTAGACCAAGGAGATAATCGTGCCGTTAAAAAAGGGAAGCTCGAAAAAGACCATTAGCAAAAATATCGCCACGGAAGTACGAGCCGGCAAACCCCAAAAGCAGGCCGTAGCTATCGCGTATTCCGTAGCCCGTAAGAGCAAAAAGAAGTAGCCCATGGCCCATAAACTCATCTTCGGCGAAGTAAAACATGTTACCGATAGGGCCGTTCTCTTTGCCGTGGATGAGAATGGGGAATCTCGGGAGCATTGGATTCCCAAGTCTCAAATTGACGAAGGCGACGACGTAACTATCGGCGCTGGGGAATTGTACGTAACGGTTTGGTTCGCTGAAAAGATGGATCAGTGAGCTCCGTATCACTCGATTTCGAGACTAGAAGCGTCGCCGATCTGCGCAAAGTCGGCCTGCATGTCTACGCCGCCGATCCGACCACGAGCGTGCTCTGCGCTGCCTATGCCTTCGGGGATGAGCCGGAGATTCATCTTTGGCACCCGGGGTTACCCCCGCCCGCGAGGCTGCTAGAACACGCGCGCGTCGGCGGTGAAATAAG